GTCGTCGATGCCGTACGGGCCTGCCATGTCAGCTCCTCTTCATCATGGGTCGGGTGTCTGCGTGAGTGCCGCTGCGAACGTCGCGCTCCGGGCTGCCCCGTCGCCTACGTAGGTCCATGCCGATGCGTGGTAGCGGTAGACGTCGCCGGTGAAGGCGACCATCGCCGCGCCGATGGCGGTAAACGTCAGGGTCGCGTCCGTGACGTCGCCCCACGTGACGTGGTCGGCGGAGTGCTGCGCCTTGACCGTGACGCTGGTGCAGTCGGCGAGCGCCGTGAGCGCGACCCACCAGCGGCCGCCGCTCGCGGTCGCTGCGCCCAGGTCGACGTATGCGGACTGCGTGTTGCCGGCCGCGCCGTGCACGGCCAGGGGGGCGATGAGGACGGCGTGGTCGAGCGGCGCCGCGAGCCCCTGCGCCCTCCAGCCCAGCTCGGCCTTGTGCACGCCCTTGCCTTCGATGCTGCGCTTGTACGCGGTCGGGAGCGCCTCCTGCGAGCACTCACACGGCTCACCCGCGGCGTTGCCCTCGAGCACGTACATGAGCACGCCCGCCGTCTTGTCGTCGAGCGCGCCGGACTGGTCCTCGTCGTAGAAGCCGGTCATCTGTACGGACGCCTCCGCCGTGCCGACGAACCGGCTTGTGGCGAGCGCGTCGCCGGCGACGTCCGACGCCTCGACGTCGTTCACGATCTCGTCTGTGAGGCCGAGGACGTGGCCGGTCAGGTCATAGCCGCGGAAGATGACGAACTCGAGGTCGGGAAGACCTGCCATTACTTCACCTCCTCAGCGAAGCCGTTTGCCAGCAGCGAGCGCGCAACGGCCGCGCACGGCGTGAGCACGTCGCCTTTCTCGAACCGCACCCACGTGATCGTCGGGTCGGTGTGGTCGGCCTTCGCCTTGTCCGCGTCGGCCGCCGTCTTCGGCAGGTAGCCGCCGGTGAGCGCGCACAGCTTCACGGCATCGCCTCCGCGGTCGTGACCACGAAGCGGGCGGCGAGGTCCTGTAGGAGGTCGCCGCTGGCCGGGTCGGTGAACTGCGCGCCGCCGCCGCGCTGGTAGGTGCAGTTTGTGCAGGCCGGCGCGAGCGCGTGCCGGACGGTGAGGATCTCGACGGCGGCGCGGCGGAAGCGGCGCAGGCGGTGCGTGAGGTCGGCGGGGTCGGTACCGCGCAGGATGAAATCGACGATCACGCCGTAGTGCATGACGCGCGTCTCGAAGTTCGACTGCTCGGCGTCCTCTTCGTCGCCGTCGTCGAGCACGAAGACGGCCGGCCAGTCGCAGCGCAGCGTGAACGGGTCGAGCACGTAATCGAAGTACGAGGCGGCCGACGGGGCGGCGAGCGCGAGTCCATCGTCGTACTCGCTGTTCAGCGCCGTCAGCTTGGCCGGCATGTCGGCCTGCAGCTTGGCGATGATGGCCGCCGAGACGGCATCGAATCCGGTGAGGCCCATCAGGTCATCCCGCCTAGCAGGCTCGGGTTCGCGGTGTTGCTGCCGACGTGGCCGCCGATCACGGCGAGCTGCTCGTTCAGCCAGGCGTGCGCCCACTTCTGGAACAGGCGGGACTCGCCTGAGCCCCACTTGATGACCGGACGGGCCGGTCCGCGGCCGCCGCCGGCAAAGTACATGCCGTAGGCGGTAGCGGGTCCGCCGCCGAGGCCGAAGCTGCCTGACGTGCTACTGACCTGCGCGGTGTAGCCGGCGCCGCCGGTCATCGCCGAGCGGAGCGCGCCGGAGAGGACGCCGATGGGGCGGCCGGGGTAGCGCGCGGACTTCCACGCCGCGTAGGCGGCGCTGAGCGGGGCCCATCCGCCGGCTAGCGCGCCTTCAGAGCCGAACTGACGCTGCATCAGGCCAGTGAAGATGGTACCGAAGCCCTCGACCAGCCCGGTCATGTCCTCAACGTTCCCGGCCGCCTGCCCGAAGGCGAACACCATGCCCTCGATGGGCGGGTCCACCTCGAACGCGAAGAGGGTGCCGTCGGCCATCAGTAGCCCTCGTCATTCTCGATGGGCGGCGTCCACTCAGCGAACCCGTGTGAGACCGTCAGCGCGGCCGTGTCGGCGGTGCTGTCGAGTCCGAGTCCGCCTGAGTCGATGAAGGCGAGCCCGGCGCGGTAGTCGTCCCGCAGCGCGGCGGCGACGCCGCCCTCGCCGCCGGGGCCGGTGTCGTTCGGCCAGCGTGCCTTGGCGATGCGGGCGGCCGCACCGTTCATGGCGACGGCCTTGAGCGCGGCGAGCGCGTCTGAGTCGGTGGCCGGGACCTCGTACCCCTGACCGCGCAGGTGCATGTCGATCTCGGCGCTCGTCTGCGTCACCAGCTGCCCCGCCTGCGTGAGCGTCGGCTCCGTCGCGGTCACCACGGGCGGACCGGTGGCGGCGTCACGCAGCGAGAGCCCTCCCAGCAGGGAAACGGCTTCGGCGGTCGTGCAGTAGTCGGTCATGGCGCGACCTCGCGGAGGCACCCGCGAAGGGTGCGACCGTCAGGCGCGTATGCGCTCAGATGCATCACGGGAGGACGACCCGGTACACGCCGAAGTTTCCCGCGTCGCCGCCGGACTTGTTGGTGATGACCACGGCGTAGCCCTCCCAGCTGCGGGTCGAGAAGATCTCCAGCTCGTACCCGTTGCCGGAGGTGGCGGCGTGGTTGGTCTTCGCCAGGGACTCAAGCTCCGTGCCGTCCGTGAGCGTCGTGCTGGTCTTGTCCGCGAACCCGTACACCTTGACGTCGTGCACCTGCGTGCCGGTGATGCGGAAGATGTGCGTGTGGTTGCGGTCGCGGTCCGCCGGCGTCTGCACGACCGGCGTCGCGGCAGCATCGGCGATGGCGTTGCCATTCTGACCGGCGGCGGGGTCGATGAGAGTGATTAGGGTGGAGGCCATCACGTCACCTCCCGCAGCTCGTCACGGAGCGTATCCGCCGACTTGCCGAACGAGTTGATGCCGGCTGCCTTGGCCGCATCACGCAGCGCCGCGAAGTCCATGGCGTCGATGTCCGGCTCGGAGGGCGCAGGAGCCGCCTCTGCGTCCTCCTCAGGCGCCGTCTCTTCGTCCGTGGACGGAGAGGGCCCGTCGTCCTCGGCGGGGACTTCGGGGATGTCTGACGCGCCGGGGTCTTCGACCAACTCGACGGCCCCGGCGGAGACCATGGCCTCGTCGCCGATGCCGTCAGGGAGCACGGTACCGATGGGGTAGCGCTCGCCGCCGGAGATGACGTCTCCGACCTTCACGATGTACGGCATGCCGTCACCCCCAACTCAGTCGGTGTAGTCGCCGGTGGCGATGGAGCCGACGCTCGGGATGTGGGTTCCGACCGGCTGCACGCAGATCGTCATGGCGGTCTGCGCCGCATCGGTCACGCTGATGCCGAGCACGCCCGAGGCGTTGGTCTGCGCGAGCACCGCCTTGTTGGCTGTGAGCACGGCGAACGAGGTTCCGGTGCTCACCGAGATGGCGTCGGGCTGCGAGGCGAGGCCTTCTCCCGTGGCCGAGTCGGACAGCCACACGTGGCAGAGGACCGGGCGGGTCATGGCGACGCCGGCCGCGTCCTTGACGGTGGCGGTGACCACGGCTACGTTCTGCGCGCCGCCGGCGACCGCGAAGCCGACCGTGCCGGCCGGTGCGCCGTCGCGCTCGTTGAGCTCGGCGGCCGTGGAGGTAATCTGCGTGCCGAGCCCGCTGCCGATGTACAGTTCGTTGGCGTGCACCCGCTTGACGAGGGCCGCCAGGTTGAGCTTCCAGACCTTCATGACGCTCCTTCCGATAGCGCCGACCCGGGCCCGAAAGTCCGGGCCGGCGCCAGTGAGTCGTTAGCTCACAACCGTGGAGTACAGGTACGCTGCGTACAGCGACGCCTTCTTGAGGTCGCGATAATCATCCACGTACCACTTCCAACTCTTGGTGTCGTCGTCCCAGACTGGGCCGCGGGTCGCGTAGCGCGGACCCTCACCCGTCCAGCCGAACGACTTCATCGGGGCGATGCTGCGGCTGGTCGCGTTGGACTCGACGCAGCCGATGAAGGCGAACTTGCCCCAGATGTTGGTGAACGTGTTGGCGGCCGAGTAGTAGACCGCGCGGCCGACGAGCAGCTTCTCAAGTCCGAGGGCCTCGGCGACCTGCGCCTCGGTCGGCATCTGCTCGGCGGCGTTCAGGCCGAAGATGACCTTGCGGATCTCGGCGCGCTTGCGAAGCTCGCGGAAGACGTCGTACCCGACGGCCATGACGTTGGGCTCACGCCCGACCTTGCCGCGCACGGTCGCCTTCGCGTCGTCGACCTGGTCGATGATGTCCGAGGTGTCGACGTCCCAGCGGTCGGCCGCGGCCAGCGCGCTGGTCTGCGTGAACTCGGCGGTGCTGAACGCGAGGTCGGCGATCGCCTTCTCCTCGGCCAGCTTCATCATCGAGAGCGGCACGGAGAGCGCGTCCTTGGCCGGGTCGACCTCGACGTCCGCGTTCTTCATGTCCTCGTCGGGGACGATGGCCTTCAGGCCGTGGCCCTCGCAGAAGTACGAGTCGCTCGACTTCGCCCACTTGACTTCGCCGTACTGCGCGCCCGGGGCACGGGCGGTCTCCACCAGCTCGTACTTCTCGGCGCCGTGGACCCAGTACTTGTCCGAGCGCTTGCCGACCGGGATGGCCGGGGCGAGCTGGAGGCCGATCAGGTTGTCGTCCTGACCCGTGTACTCCTGCGCCCAGTTCGTGAGGGCGGCGTCGATGTGCAGGTTGGCGTGCTGCGTGCTTGCCATGTCAGCTCACTCCTCTCAGACGCTCAGAGTCTGCGGACTGACGTCCACGACGATGAGGCCGGGGGTTGCGGAGGTGTACGCCTCCCGGGCGAAGCCGACGACCCAACCCTTGTCGGCCTCCTGCTTGACGCCGTGCGCGCTGGCGTCGGCGTCGATGCCGTCGGTCACGGCGATGTCCGTGGTGCCGTCGACCATGCAGAGGCTCTCGCCGTCGGTGCGGACGATGGCCTGCTCGCCCGACTCGGGCGCGTTCTGCAGGATGCCGATGCTCTTGTCATTCGCGTCGGATGCCGACACGGTCGTGCTGGTCGTCAGGTCGACCTGGTGGTACTGCAGGTCGGAGAGGTCCTCGGCCGCGACGTAGGTCTCGTCACGGTACGGGCCCCTTGGGAGCACGGTGGCCACGTCAGGCCTCCTTTCCGGTGTCGAACCGCTGCGCGGCGTAGCGCGCCTTCAGGTCCGGGTTCTCGGCGAGCACCAGCCGCTCGGCCTGCGAGTAGCTGATGCCGTCCTTGGTCATGCGGGCACGGGAAGTCTCGGCCAGCTCGACGTCGGCCGGCTTGGCCTCGTCCGCGTCGCCTTCGCCGGCGGTGCCGACGGAGCCGAGCACGAGCGCGGCCGGTCCGTCGATGCGGGCCTGGACGGCGGCCATGGCCTTGTCGTGGTCGATCTCGGCCAGGGCCAGGTACGTGTCCTTCTCGGCCGGCAGCATCTTGACCGCGCCGTCCTTCTCCGCGAGCGCCTCGTCGAGCTTGGCGGCGAACTCGCGCGCCTTCTCGGCCTTGTCGCGGTCGGCGACGGCCTTCTCCGCCGTCTCCGCGCGCTCGGAGAGTGCGAGCACGGCCGCATCCACGGCCTCGTCGCTCGCGTCCTCGGCCAGCTTGAGGGTGGTCAGTGTCTTGGGGTTCATGTGGTTGTCAGCTCCCTTCCTTGCGGCGGTCCCCTTGCCGTCCGCGCTGCCCGTCCCTTCGCTGCCCTCGCTCATGGCGACAGGCTGCGAACCGGAGGGGGAGGCGGCGCCGGGTGCGCCGTC